CCGTTTGCCTGACAGGTCAGAATGGGATAGGGCGCCGTGTTCACCGGCCCCGCCTTGAGTTGCACCGCGCCCGCGACGCCATTCAAACCGATGACCGCCAGTTCTGCCGTGCCAAGGGCCGCCGTATCTACCGTTCCGGTAGCGGGGTCGTTGTTCGCGTGCCGGTAGTTCTCGCTCAGGAAGGTGTAATCGTGGTTGCTGCCGCCCACCGAAGAGTAAAGCGACTGCATGCGGCCGAAACCGTTCCCGCTTGACCAGGTCCACACCGGCTGACTGCCATAGTTGGGGTCGCCGGCCGATGTAATGTTCGGACCAAGGATTACATTTCTTCCCCAGGTGTTCGTATAAGTGAAGGCCGTCGTATTCCCCAATACGGTGTTTCCTGCGATTACCGCATCGCTGATCATGCCGTTGGATTGAATCCATATCCCGTACGGAGATACGGGCGCGGCTGCGGTATCACCCAGAAAGTTGTTGGTAATGGTGACGCCGGTGACCGGCGGCCCGGTGGACTCGTTGGTAATCGTGAGCGCCGCGCCGGAGGAGTGATCCACGGTGATTCCGTTGATGAATACGTTGGACACCACGTCGGCGCCGGACCCGTTGGAATTGATAGCCACACCGGTAGATCCGAAGTTCGTGAAAGTGGAATTGCTCAGGGTCACCTTTTTGATGTTGTGGCGTATGATCGCCCCGGTTCCCGCGCAGTTGTCGGCATGGAATCCGCTGACCACCGTATCCACGATGGGATTCCCGGTGGCTATCTCCGTGACGCCGAGCCAGACCCCGTCGTAACAGTGGGACGCCATGTTATTCGCAATGATGTTGCCGAGAGGGTTCTTATAGAAGGCGATGGAGAAGCAGGCGCGGCTGGGATTGCTACCCGTGGCGATACATTGGTTCCCTTGAAAGATGGAGTTGGTCGCCCCTTCCATCGAATAACTGGCTGTCGCCATTTGCCCGCCGCCAACGTCGGCAACCGAATTGTACACGCCGCAGCTGTCGCAGTCGGCCAGCACATAGTTGGAATCGCAGAAGTCCCTGCCGTAACTGTTGACGACCCGATTCCCCTTCCCCTCCACATAGGAGCTGGTGGTGGCGGTGGTAAGCGTACATGACGGATTGCCGAAGAATGAGAGGTGATCGATTGTATTGTTGTAATTCGCCGTCTGCGGCGTATGTCCGAGAATGGAGACGGCGCCCGCCCGGGGCAAAAGCACCCTGGCCGTTACATAGTCAACCTTCGACGACGAGGCGTTATACATCATGACCATGCTGGGGAAAAACGGCGTGGTGGTCTGGTTTGCGCCGTTATCGTCCATGGTGAGATTCGTGACGCGCATGCTGGTCCCGCCGGGCGCGAAACAGACCATGCAGTACTGGACATTGCCGCCCGTGGTTGCAGGGCTCCCCAGGTTCTTCCACGGAGTGGTGGGAGTGAAGGCGTTATTGACCGCCCGAAGCACCGTAACTCCTTCACCGGCGCCCGTCAGTGTCGTGTTGGAAGGAATCTGAATCGCCGCGTTCATAGCGTATGTGCCGCGGCCGGCAAAGACCTGGCCGCCGGCGCCCGCCGCCACGATCGCCTCCTGAATACCGCCGGTGGCAGTTTGAATCGTCCACGCCCCGGTATGGGTGTTGGCGCAATTGACGATCAGCTGCCCGCTCGCCTGTCCCGCCGTGCCCGAGCCGCCGGTGATCGGGCACGCTTCGGCGGCGCCGGTGCCTCCCGATACATACAGATTGTGACCGACATCGGATCCGTTCACGCCGCTCGGGACAGGGGTCATGGTCAAGGCATTATTCCCGACACTCAGGCTCATGCCGCTCGGTCCGCCAGGCGCGCATGTGGATGACGAGTTGCACGAATATGGCGAGAAATTGTAGCTGGCCGCATTGGTGATCGGCGCGATCTGGGAGATATTGCTAAGATTCGGCCCGAGCGCGGTTTCGATCGCCACCACCGAATCTTTGAGTACTTTCTGGTGTATCGAATCAATCAAAACCGAAACCAGCCGGCCTGACGAATGCGTGCGCGCGGACGTGCCGGCGAAGCCGCGGGTAACGGTAAGCGCATTGCCGGCGACCGCGGTCACCAGCATGTGCTCCCACGCCGTGCATTTGCCCGTACTGGTCGACGTATCGCAGATGGTGGCGATCATGTTGGGCGCGAAGCCGGCGGCGGATGCCACCACGGCCGTATTATCGGCGGCCGCCATGTTAGCGCTCAAGGTCGTCTGCACGTTGTCGGAGACCACGAACAGGCTGCCGTCGTTGTCGATTGTCGCCGGATACCGGGTCGTCTGCGCCAGAGCCGCTCCCGCGGCGAGAATCAGGAAAATCAGTTTCATCACGCTCCTTGAGCGGCAACCGGCGCCGCCGACGCGCTTCGCGCGTGATTGCCGGCGTTGAGCTGCACCAGCGAGGCCTTGAAGTTTTGCGCCAGCTGCGCGACCGACGGATCGATCGGGCGGCCGTATTCGGGGGCTAGATTGAGCGCAAGGTTCCAGCGGAGCCCCGCCTCGTACCCTTCCGGCAGTGTGATCGTGTCGGTCAGGCTCGCGAACTGGTTCATGGTGGCGTAGATCCACATCTCAAGGCTTCCGGAGAGCCGCGGCGTGGGCCAGATATACACGGTAGAGGTCGGGTACAGATAATCGCAGTAGAGTTTGCGGATGAAAATAGACATCATTCCTTTTTCCGGTATGGGGATCGCCTCCCAGCCCGCTGCGTCGACAATCTCGAGCGCGCTATCGACCCCGGAGATCGAAGTGCTCGCAGCGTCGATCTTCACGGGCCGTTGAAACAGCGGTGCGCTATTCCCGCCGCCGACGTTGACAACGAGCCGCTGCCGGCCCACCAGTGACGCGCCCTCGGTATTCCAACTGGAAAGCATCTGGTTGAGCGAGATAAAAGCGTCGTTGAGTTCGTTGGTCTCGAGCGTCTCGCCGGCCGCGATTGCGCCGATCAGGCGCATGGAGGAGTGGATCAGGTCATTTACGGTTGCCATGTGGGGTCAGTGCCTCCTGTTCGCCCGCAGGTTCGCTGGTTGGAGTATCTTCGCCCGGGACGCCGTGACGACTGTCGCGAAACGCCCAACTGGCGAAGCCGCCGGACAGAGTCAGCAGTCCTCCCAGGATAATATCGAGGCCGAAGCTGGTTTCTGCCTTGACATGTCCGAGCGCAATGATGGCGGATAAGGCGGCCAGAATGACCAGGAGGAAGAAACCGAACATGATTTTGACATAGGGGAGCCATCCGGCATCCGGAGCCGGCAGCCCCTTACGCAGCCCTTCCAGGAACACTTACACCCCGGCCGATTGCGTGACCGTAAACACCTTCCCGTTTACGGCGATATCGGCCGTCCGCACCGCTCCGGCGTTGGGCGATGCTGCATAAGTCACATCACCATCCACGCTTTGAGGAGTGGTCGGGGAAACAATCGTCAGCCACGGCGAGGTTTCTTCCGCGGTCCAGGTCCCACTGACGCCGGGACCGGTAATGGTGACGTGGAAACTGGCCGTTTCCGCGGTTGCCGCAACCGTGTCACTGGTTGGATTGAGCGCGACCGTCGGGACGTCGGGCAAAGGTACGACGTTCAGCGCGCGCCAGGCGTCGCCCATCTCGCTTTCCTGCTCCGCATCCCGAACCAACTGCGGCGGCAGATTCACGTTGTAGAACAACTTTGGATAGGTTCCAGGCTCCGCTTCGAGTGGGTTCGTCGAGAGCCAGTTGGTCACTTCCTGCTCTGTTTCAGTCATCGAATTTTCCTCTTTTTCGCGGGTTTATTTGCCGCCGGCCGCTTCAGAGGAGGTCTCCCCGGCCGCCGGTGCAGCGGAGCGGGCGGGACCTCCTCTTCGGGTTCCGGCTCCGGTTCCGGTTCAGGAGTGGTCGCGGGTTCCGGCTCTTGCGCTGGAGCCGCCGCCCGGATCGTGCGCGACCACTCCCTGCCGAGCGCGTCCTCCTCATCCCGCGAATGCACGGTTACCGGCTCTTTCGTCCGGTGAAACAGCATCCGCGGGTAGTCGGTATTCGGCATACGCTTACGGCGCCGGCGTCAGCGCCAGGCCCTGGCTTGCGAGATCGAGCACTTCCCACCCGTCGCCGTACATCGCCTGCTGTTCGGCGCTCCAGACGATCTGCGCCTTCACGTTGATGTTGGACAGAATCACCGGATAAGTTACTGCGGCTTTCGTTTCAGCCATAACTCCTCCTTTACTGAACTACCTTGCACGCCCACTCCGGCCTGGTCGCGGCCCAGCCGAACAACACATCGCACCTCGTGACAAATAAGTCGTTTATTATGTCATACATAGAGACCATGCGAAGTGCGCATCCGGTGTCCGGGTCCTGCTGGTTGGCCCCGAACTGGATGTTCTTGGGTACCTCGAGCGGCGCCATGCCCAACGTGAACGCGTCCTGGTGGAACGCGATTCCCGTCTGCGACAGCTGGCCCGTGGTGCCCGTAACGATGGTCAAGGGCGCGCCGGCCGCGGGCGAATTGCTCACGGTCTGTCCCGGCATGGTGACCACGATCGGCGGGTAGATCGGGATGGTGGCGGCGCCGGTCGCGTCCGAGCTTACCGGAGCCGTGACCGTGAACTGCATCAGGTCCGTCTTGATGTCGCCCGAGACGCGGTTGGTTCTGAACACAGTCGGGAGCGTAAACACGTCGCCGGCGTTCAGGCGCAGTGCGGCGGCCGCGGTGAAGCCGGTGACCGAAAGCGTCGAGCCCGTCTGGCTGGCGGCGCCGACCTGCGGGGCGCCCCCGAGCGGGCCGTTGGTATGGGTGCGGCAGTTCTGGTCCATCACCCACTCGAAGCCTCCCATGATCCCCATGCGGCCGCGTTCGTACTGCTGCTTGACCTGGCTCGAGGACTGGAACAGGCCCTGAGCGGCTTTAAGCACGGCCGTCTGAATTTTCGGTGGAATCACCATCGAGCGTTTGCCATCCATCGGCGCGCTATTCGTGTCGAGCATTTCGCCGGCGCCCCAGAACGGGTCGAGAGCGGCAATCGGTGTGCCGACCGTGCCCACCAGGTTGCCGACTGTCTGGTCCGCCATCGTGAGTCCCTCGATATCGACGGCATTGGCGAGCGCGACCGCGGCGCTGTCAAGATAGCGCGCCGCGAAGTTGTCGATCGACACCGTGAGATCCTTGCTCGTAAATGCGAAACCGACCACTTTCTGCTTGTTGAGGGTGAGGGTTTTCTGGGTTTCGACGACGTTCTGCGGCGTCATCACCGGCCCGTCGGCTGCGGCGAAGATCACGGGATCGCGCAATCTGAGCGTGTCGCCGATCTTGGCACCCTCCACCGCGAACTTATCGTCCCAGGTGTGACTGACGGCGCCC